TAGACAACCCTGAAGATACAACCGTTGCTGATGAAGAACTATATTCAGAGATGGTTGAGGCTTTGATTGTCATTGCTAATGGTGAAGTTCTTCTAAAGAGTGAAGAAAACCCATTCATGATGCAAGATAGACCTGTTGTAGCCTACCAAGCTGATACCGTTCCTGGTCGTTTCTGGGGCCGTGGAACAGCTGAGAAAGCCTACAACATGCAAAAGGCTGTTGATGCACAGATTCGTAGTCATGTAGACTCTTTAGGGCTTACAGCAGCTCCTATGATGGCTATTGATGCCTCTAGATTACCTCGTGGACAGAAGTTTGAGATCAAACCAGGAAAGAATATCCTTGTCAATGGTAACCCGCAAGAAATCTTACAACCATTTAAGTTCGGTGTAACAGACAAATCAAACATCGAAACAGCTCAGATCTTTGAAAGAATGATGCTGCAAGCTACTGGAACCCTTGATACTGCTAATTTACCTGCTCAGGTTAGTGGTGGTGATGCAGCTGCTGCTGGTTTAGCAATGGCTGTTAGCGGTATCATCAAGAAGAATAAGCGTTCATTGGTTAATTTCCAAGAAGATTTCCTTATTCCGTTCGTTCAAAAGGCTGCATGGCGGTATATGCAGTTCTCTCCAGAGCGTTATCCTGTAAAAGACTTTGAATTTATACCTACAGGTACGCTAGGTATGGTTGCTAGAGAGTTTGAACAGGCTCAAATGATGGCAATGATGTCTACTTTAGGTCCAAATAGTCCTATTGTACCGTTATTGTTACAAGGTATTGTTGAATACTCCTCATTACCTAACAGAGAAAGCCTATTACAGCAACTTCAGCAGCTAACACAGCCTAATCCTGAGCAACAACAGGTACAACAACAGGCTGCACAGCTTCAATTAGCGGATGCACAGGCAACAGTGCAGGAAAAACAAGCTAGAGCACAGAAAGCTGCTGCTGAGGCTCAGAAAGCCGTTGTAGAGGCTCAATTAATGCCTGAAGAAACCAGAGCAAAGATTGTTAATGCAGCCACTCAGAACCTTCCCAACAACGATGACACAGCACAGCGTGAGTTTGAACGTAGGATTAAGATTGCTGAGTTGATGTTGAAGGAAGAAGACATCAAGAGTAACGAAAACATAGCTAAGATGCAGATGGAGGCTAAAAAGCAAGTAGATAAGCAATTCAGTGACGCTCTTGGTGAGTGATCATGGATGAGGAAAAGCTACTACAGCTTGCCGCTGTTGTTGGTAAACTCAAAAAGAAAGTAAGTGAGTTAGATACCAAAGCAGAAACCATTACTAAATTAGAAGGACCACAAGGTCCAAGAGGTGAAAAAGGTAATCCTGGTAAAGATGGTTTACCTGGGAAAGATGGTAGAGATGGTGTTGATGGTAAGGATGGTAAAGACGGTAAGGATGGTAAGCAAGGTAAAGATGGTGTATCGGTTGTTGATGCTTACATAGACCTTGATAACTCTCTTGTTCTTAAGTTATCAAATGGTATTGAAGTTAGTGCTGGTGAGTTACCTCAGACAAATAAATCAAAAGACAACATCTACATCCAGAACACACAGCAGTTTGCTCTAGATGGTTTACCTGATGCCTCTGAAGATCCTGTACCAGAGTATTTCGTAGTAAGACAAGACGGACAGTGGAAGAAAGCATCCTTTACTTATCTCTTAGGTTGGTTAAGTGTTTCGAACATTATTGCTACCGAGAATGGCGATTTCCTCACCACAGAAGCTGGTGATTATATTATCATGGAGTAGACATGGCTGACGTAAAGATCTCAGCTCTATCGAATGCAAGTGCTTTAGCTGGCACTGAAGTTGTGCCTATCGTACAAAGTGGTAATACTGTAAAGACAACACTAAGTAGTATTGCTGCTTTGTCAGGAAATGGTACAGTTACTTCAGTGGGGATGACTGTACCAACAGGATTAAGTGTTAGTGGGTCTCCTATTACGACTAGTGGGACATTAGCAGTATCGTTAGCGTCTGGCTATAGTATTCCTACCACAGCAAAGCAAACAGAATGGGATACTGCTTATGGTTGGGGTAATCATGCTTCAGCAGGGTATGCGTCAACATCAGGTTCCTATGCTAACCCAGCATGGATTACTTCGCTAGCTTGGTCAAAAATTACATCAACACCAACAAGTATAAGTGGTTATGGTATTACTGATGCTGTAAGTACATCAAGGACTATCACTGCTGGTACAGGCTTAAGTGGTGGTGGTGATTTGTCCGCTAATAGAACTTTAAACCTTGCTGATACAGCAGTAACTGCTGGTAGCTACACCAATGCAAACATCACTGTTGATGCTCAAGGACGTATTACATCAGCTGCTAATGGTACAGGCGGTGGCGGTGGTACAACAACTTACGCAGCTACGTTTGATAATAGCGGATCAGGAGCAGCTTCAGGAACTACATTTGATGGTTCAGTAGCAAGAACAATTAGCTACAACACTATAGGATCACCATCAATAACAGGAACCAATGCTACAGGTACGTGGAGTATTGATGTACTAGGTAGTGCAGGATCAGCAACTAACTTGCTTGGTGGCGCTGCTAATCGTATTGCTTACCAAAGTGGATCAAATACAACAACATTTATTACCGCACCAACAACATCGGATACTTATTTGAAATGGAGTGGCTCTGCTTTTACATGGGCTGCTGTATCTGGTGGTACAGGCGGTGGAAGCCCTAATTTAGATGGCGGTACACCAAGTAGTAGCTACTTAGCTGTCGATCCTATTGACGGAGGAACACCATAATGCCAGTTCAGGTACAACTCAGGCGTGGCTCAACATCTGATTGGTCTACAGCCAATCCAACACTAGCGGCTGGTGAGGTAGGTGTTGATACATCGTTAACTAAATTCAAAGTAGGTAATGGCTCTACAGCTTGGAATAGCTTAGGCTATGCCACACTTACGTTTCAAGGTGCTTACGCAAGCGGTACAACGTACTATCCTAATGATGTTGTAACTTATAGTGGCTCTACTTACATTTGTATTCTTCAGAGTACAGGTAACGTACCTACTAATACAACCTATTGGTCTGTACTTGCTTCTAAAGGAAGCGATGGAACTGTAACATTAGATACAGCACAGACGCTTACCAATAAGACAATATCGGCCAGCAACAACACGCTGACCGGACCTGATGGTACTACGCAAGTAGGCTACTTAAGCGCACCACAAAACAGTCAATCAGGATCTACTTACACGCTTGTTTTAGGTGATGCAGGTGACCACGTCTACTTCACTGGTGGATCTACTGCAACACTGACAGTACCGACTAATTCATCAGTAGCGTTTCCTACAGGTACAACTATCCTAGTTCTCAACAACAACAGCGGCAACCTTACGATCTCCGGTGCTGGCGTTACGTTTCAGTTAGCTAACGGGACAACAGGTAACCGCACAGTAGCTACTAAGGGAATGGCATCATTGCTAAAGGTTGCTACGGATACATGGTGGGTTACTGGACCGGGAGTGACCTAAATGGCTGGTAACTTAACAGCGATGATTGCGTCTATCTTCTCAGGTGGAGTCACGGCAGACCCTTACTACGAATACACCACCCTGCTACTTCCCGGCAACGGAACCAACGGCGCACAGAACAACACGTTCTTAGATGGCTCTACTAATAACTTCACCATCACCCGCAACGGCAACACCACACAAGGTACGTTCTCACCTTTTAGTCAGACGGGGTGGAGCGGTTCTTTCAACACAAGCACAACGTACTTAACGGTTACAGACACTTCAAACCTACGTTTTGGTAGCTCAAACTTTACGATTGAAGCATTTGTTTATCGTGCTGCAAGCGGAGCGACACAAACAATTGCTAGCAAAGGAGCGTCTACACCAACAGGTTGGGTTTTCCAGATTAGTTCGGCAGACAAATTAGTCTTTACAGACACAAGCACAAGCATTACCGGAGCAACTTCATTAGCAGCTAATACATGGTACTACGTTGCGGTTGTTCGCGCCGGAACTGGATCAAATCAAACCACGTTGTATGTCAATGCGGTATCAGACGCAACAGGAACGTCTGCGACTACCTTTAGTCAAACAGACAACATGAAGATTGGTGCTGATCGTAGCAACACAAATTTTGCTAACGGTTATATCTCAAACTTAAGATTAAGTAATACAAACAGGACAATTTCAAGTACACCGACTTCTGCGTTGGCAGCAGACTCTAATACTATTTTCTTAGGGCTTTACAACAACAGATTCCAGTACACAGACAGCACTGCTGCGTTTACAAATATGACTGTTACGGGGACTCCCTCCGTACAATCCTTCTCCCCATTCAACCCCACTGCATCGTGGTCTGCTGCGACTAATGGTGGCAGTGGGTATTTTGATGGGAATACGGATTATTTAAGTACACCATCTAGCACATCATTCAATTGCGGAACAAATAATTTCACAATGGAATGTTGGGTATATGTCCCCGAAAACCCAACTTTAAGTTATCCAAGCATTGTTTCTTCCACTAATTGGAACGTAGGTACGGGCGGGGTAAGTCTTCGTTACGGCCAACCTGCAGGTGGTGGATACACAAATAAGTTTACGTTTCATTGGTATGGAGTTGGGGATCCATTTTTAGTTTCTTTATCAACTTTTCCTTTAAACGCATGGCATCATGTGGCATTAACAAGATCAGGGAATAACTTCACTTTATGGGTTAACGGGACATCTCAAGCGACCGGCACAAACTCTGGAACAGTTGATTGGGGTTTATCTTCTGGAGGGATTAAGATTGCAGGGGGGAATTGGGATGGTGCTCAAAGTTATTTTAAAGGCTTTAATGGAGGTCTTAGATTAGTAAAAGGAACCGCCGTATACACAGGTGCATTCACCCCACCAACAGCGCCAATCACGACCGCAGGATCAACCTCAGCCGCATCGTATCCCAGCACTACCAACGTCAACACGAGCTTTGCTAGCTCAGAATGCTCCCTCCTCCTCAACTTCACCAACGCCGGAATCTACGACGCTACCAGTAAGAACGATCTGGAGACGGTGGCTGATGCGAAGATAAGTACGGCGCAGAGCAAGTTCGGTGGTAGCTCTATGGCGTTTGATGGGACGGGAGATTGGCTGCTTATTCCAGATCAACCAATACAACGCATAGGCACAGGCAACTTTACGGTTGAAGGATGGGTGTATAGAAACTCATCAGGAACCTATGGTCTTATTGGCAAAGGCACAGGAACAACGGGCTGGCTTGTATCCTTAAACAGCAGTAATCAGGTTGTATTTACCTACGGTTCTTCTACGATCACATCTACAGGTACGGTGTCCGCAACAACATGGACGCATATTGCTGTGGTGAGGGAAGGTACAAGCACCAATCAGACGAAGATTTACATCAACGGAACCAATGACGGGACAGGTACGGTAAGCACAGACTTTAACCAAACCAATTCAATGTACGTTGGTGCAGATAGAACAGGTGGAAGTGCTGCTAATGCGTATATGCAGGATGTTAGGGTTACTAACTACGCTCGATACACCAGCAACTTCACCGCACCAACAGCAGCCTTCCCAACCCTATAAGGATAGATATGTACTGGACTAAAAACGGGTCTATCCCATCACAAGAGACAGACGGCACAGAGGGCTGGCAACAGGCTCCATCACCTCCGACAGAGATTCCTGAAGGCAAGGAACTTGTTTGGTTAAACTGGGAATGGATCATAAGAGACCCTAAGCCACAAGACAGAGCAGGTTACCAGTGGAATTGGCAGCACGATACAAGAAGCTGGGTAGAAGGTTCGTGGGGTCAACCTGTTGAGGTTGTTGTAGACCCTGTGTTTGCTGAGCTATTAACAACTTCACAGGTATCTCTTTTAACTACTTCTCAACTTTTCTGATAAATATCTTGACAAAAGTATAAAAATATGCTTGACATAGTAACAAAAGTGTGGTAAAATAACAACATGGATACTACACAGTTAATAAAGTACTACGAAGAGCGTTTTGACCTAATAAGTCATCCAGGATGGAAATCTTTGATGGAAGACGCTAAAGAGTATAGACAGGCTGTAGCGGACATAACAACCATCAGTAGTGGTGAAGAACTACAAGAACGTAAAGGTCAACTAAAAGCATTAGATTGGCTCCTAACAATGAAAGACGTTTGGGAAAAAGCCTATGAGGATATTAAATGATTTTGAATGTGACAACGGTCATCTAAGCGAACACTTAGTTGATCGTTCAACAGACCGTGTGCAATGCCCACACTGTGATTTACTAGCCACAAGAAAGTTAGCAGCTCCTCGGAGTAAATTGGAAGGTATCACTGGTGCTTTTCCAACTGCTAGTGATCGATGGGCTATGGTTCACGAACAGGCAAATAGAGTAGCACAGTCTAAGTCCTTTTATGAAGGGTAGCTTAGATTCCTTTTTTAATTCCTAACAATTGGGTTATCCCGACTAGGAGAGCAGATGGCTGAATTTGTAGAATCTCAAGATGATGAAATCGTAGGTGATGAATTTCAAGCTGAAGAAGTTAAGTCTCAATCAGCACCACCTCCAGAGGAACCAGCGATCCCTGAGAAGTACAAGGGCAAATCGATGGATGACATTATTAGGATGCACCAAGAGGCTGAAAAGCTAATCGGTCGTCAAGCACAGGAAGTTGGTGAAGTTCGTAAACTTGCCGATGAACTTATTAAGAGGCAAATCTCACCGCAGGAACAACCTGCTAAAGCTATCGAAGATGATACTGACTTTTTTGCCGATCCTGTTAAGGCAGTTAACAAAGCAGTAGAGACGCACCCAGCTGTTGTACAAGCACAACAAGCAGCTATGCAAATGGCTAGGATGCAGACAGCGAACAGGCTAGCTCAAAGTCACCCTGATTACACTCAAGTGATCGCTGATCCTGAGTTTGCAACATGGGTGAATGAGTCACCGATTCGTCAGAGACTATACGCAGCAGCAGACAAACAATTTGATTTCGATTCAGCTAATGAGTTGTTAGCTAACTTCAAAGCATTGAGGAAAGCTAAACAGGAAACTGTTCAACAAGCAGCACAGCAGCTACAGGATCAACGTAATCAAACATTGAAAGCAGCTACTGTAGCAGTCGATGGTGCTACTGGTGAAGCGAGCAAGAAAATTTATCGTCGAGCAGATCTTATTCGACTACAAATGACAGACCCTGAGCGTTATATGGCTTTACAAGATGACATCATGGCAGCCTATAACGAGAATAGGGTTAGATAACCTAAACTTTTAAGGAATTTAAAATGGCATCAGCAGCATATCCTGGAGGAAGTGGCTCCATTGTTAACAAGACCAATGCGGATAAATTTATCCCTTAAAAATCTCGGGGATATTACCGACCACTAACTTTGGAGATTTGGTCGGACGAGATTTAAGAAGCAATAGATCTCGTAAAACTAGGTGAATTGCTGGAAACTTCTAAAGTCTCACAGTGCTTATTAGGCAAAAATCTGGAGAATGTACAATGGACAATCAGCAGCCAAGTATTTCTGCGTTTGAGTTTGGATGGTTTTGCGGTATCATAGATGGAGAAGGTTGTATAGGTTTGTGGAGTCGTGGTGGTTCTAGGAAGGACGACTTTAAACCAGGGCTTCGTGTGGCAAACACTAGTAAACAAATCATACAATCTTTCTGTAACATCTTAGATAGATTAGATGTCGGATATCACATAACACATTACAAACCTCGTAAAGAAACCCACAAAGAGTATTGGAATATTTCCATAGAGGGTTTTAAACGACTACATAAGTTACTGCCTGTAATTAAAGATTGTTTAGTTGAGAAAAAAGATCAAGCTACTTTAGTATTAGAATGGATTGAATCTAGAAATTCTAAGTGGCATAGATCTCAGTACTCAGCTAGAGAATTAGAGATACCTAAACTTGTATCTGCTTTAAATCACAGGGGCTTGCAGAAATAAAGGTTCAACGACTATCCGCAAGGAGTAGGAACTAAGTAGTTCCGAAGCGCCTAGCCCGTAGTAATACGGTGATGATATAGTCTGAACTTTAAGGAAACTTAAAGAGAACATATGGAAACGATATGTTCGTAACATGGTTGATTGCATCTTACAAAAAAGCTCTTGTTATGGCGAACCTCGTCAACAAGATGACGATGCGTGGTAAGAAAGGCGATACGCTTCACATTCCTAGCCCCACTCGTGGCGCAGCGTTCGCTAAAGCAGCTAACACTGCTGTTACGATTCAGGCTAACGTAGAGTCTGAAGTACAAGTTAGCATCAACAAGCACTACGAATACTCACGTCTCATCGAGGACATCGTAGAAGTTCAGGCATTGGCATCACTTCGTCGTTTCTACACGGAAGACGCTGGTTACGCTCTTGCTACTCAGGTAGACAGCGATCTTATTCAGATCGGTCGTCTCTTCAACGGATCACACGCTGCCGGTGCTACTGGTGACTATAGTGTGTCAGGTACAACCACTGCCTACATTGGTGGCGATGGTACTACTGCATTCGTTGGTGGTGCTGGTGCTGGTAATGCAACTGCATTGACCGATGCTGCTATTCGTCGTACGATTCAACGTCTTGACGATGCTAACGTACCTCAAGATGGTCGTTACTTGGTTATTCCTCCTGTTGCTCGTAACACCCTTATGGGTCTTGCTCGCTTTACTGAGCAAGCATTTGTTGGTGAGCAAGGTGGTAACAACACCATCCGTAACGGTCAGATTGGTGACGTATACGGTGTTAAAGTGTTTGTTTCTAGCAACGCTGACACTGCTTACGCTTCTTCTGGTACAGCTCCTCGTGCTTGCTTGATGTTCCACAAGGATGCAATGGTTCTTGCAGAGCAGATGGCTGTTCGCTCACAGGCTCAGTACAAGCAAGAGTACCTAGCTACGCTTTACACTGCTGACACCCTCTACGGTGTTGCAGAGCTGCGTAACGATGCTGGTATTGCTCTGATCATTCCGAGCTAATTAGAAGCACTATAGAGAGGCTGCTTAGGCAGCTTCTCTTTTATATAGAGGTCACAATGGTTACTTTTAGATGTATATGGTCAAACAACTTACTTAATGTAGAGTATGACTTTGATATTGCTGAGATGAGAAAACATCCTGATTACGAAGAAGTAAAAGAACAAGAAGAAAAGAAAACTGAAAAGGTCCAAAAGGGTAAGAACACCAAAGAGGATTGATTAGCATGTCTAACTATACAAAGACAACTAACTTTGCTGCAAAAGACTCGCTACCGAGTGGTAACGCGAACAAGATTATTAAAGGTACTGAGCACGATACTGAGTACAATAACATTGCAACAGCTATCTCTACAAAGTTAGACGCTGCTTCTGGTGCTGTTAGTAATTTAACAGGTACTGCTGAAAACTTTGTAATTACAAACCTAACTGCCACAAGCGGTACATTAACTAATTTTAGTTTTAGTGGTGGTACTGTATCAAATCTAGCAACAGATATAGCTGTCAGCGATGGTGGTACTGGTTTATCTTTTGTTACAGCAGGAACTGTATTGTTAGGTAATGGTTCTGGATCTTTAATTACTATAGCTGCCGGAACAGCAGGTAATGTTTTATTATCTACAGGATCTGCATGGACATCAGGAACTGGTCCTGGGGCTAGTATCCAAGAATTTACAAGCTCAGGTACTTGGACAAAACCAAGTACAGCAACTTTTGTTATGGTTGAGGCTTGGGGTGCTGGGGGAGGTGGGGGTGGTGGTTGTGCTTCAAATTATCAGCCAGGATGTGGTGGAGGTGGTGGCGGTTATTTTTATGCGTTATTCAAAGCAAGTGAATTAACATCAACGGTTTCAGTCACTATTGGCGCAGGAGGTACAGCTGGAACTGGAGGTGTTTCTGGCGGCGATCCTAGAGGAACAAGCGGTGGAGATGGAGGGAACACAACATTTGGAAGTTACATCACGGCTTATGCTGGAACCGGCGGTGCTCGTGGTGATAATGCTTCAACTGATAATTATGGTGCGGGAATCGGTGGCGGTGTTATGGGGGCGGGTAATATCCCAAACATACGAATATCATCAACAGTAACAGGATCAGGGCAATTTGGCGGTGCAGACCCAACACTCAACTCAAATATGGGTCAATTTAGCAGCGGATTTGGCGGCGGTGCTGGCGGATTTGGGCTAGGTAGTGGCGCAAACGCTGATGGCGGTTCCTCGATGAAGGGCGGTGCTGGAGGCGGAGGTGGTGGTAAGTCGCAAGGATCGAGCGGCACACAACGCCCAGGTGGGTACGGTGGTTCGAGAACGGGTAACACAGGTGGCGGAGCTGCACCAGAAACATCAGCAACAGTTAACTTTTTTGGTGGTGGCGGTGGAGCCGGTGCTTTTAATAGTTTAGATAATGCTACCGCAGGTGGTAATGGTGGTATAGCAGCTGGTGGAGGTGGAGGTGGGTCTGGTCCAACAAACGGAAGAGCTGGCGGAGCAGGTGGTAATGGTCTTGTTCGTGTTTATTCATGGTGATTGAAATGAGATATGCAATCATTAAAGATAATATAGTTGCGAATGTTGTTGTAGCTGATGAAGATTATGCAGCTAAACAAGGATGGGTTGTTTGTGAACACGCTGGTCCAGGTTGGAAATACATTGATAATGTTTTTATTGAACCAGAGTATATTGAACAACAGACTATCATTAAACCATCAAAAGAAGAATTATTAGCACAACTTCAAATCATACAACAACAAATATTAAACTTAGCTGAGTAAAAACATGGCTATGCACCTAGACGAACAAGCTAAGCAGCTAGGAGACGCTGTATCAATCATTACGGTTGTAGGTACATTGGCTAATTTATTACCAGCTATTGCTGCAATCCTCACTATTGTGTGGACAGCTATTCGTATCTGGGAAACTGATACCGTTCAGTCTATATTTCGTAGGAACAAGGAGAAAACAAATGCCGATGGTAGGTGATAAGAAGTTTCCTTATACAGCTAAGGGTAAAAAACAGGCTGAAGAGTACGCATCGAAGAAAGCTAAGAAGATGCACGAGAAGAAAGAATCTAAGTCTATGAAGGCTAAAGAACGTAAGATGGGTTATCCTTCATGAAACAGAAACCTGCTAAAGTAAAGAAAGTTATGCGTGAATACAAAGAAGGAACACTACATAGTGGTAAAGGTGGTCCTGTTGTAAAGTCACGTAAGCAAGCAGTGGCTATTGCTCTTTCAGAGGCTGGTATGACTAAGCCTAAGAAAAAGAAATGAAACAAGGACTATACGCCAACATTCACGCTAAAAGACAGCGTATTGCTGAAGGCTCCAAAGAAAAGATGAGGAAGCCTGGAAGCAAAGGTGCTCCAACTAATAAGGCTTTTAAGGAGGCAGCTAAAACTGCAAAGAAGAAATGAAAGATCCTAGATTAGAAAGGGCAGGAGTGTCTGGATATAATCGTCCTAAAAAAACACCAGACCATCCTACTAAAAGTCACGTTGTTGTTGCGAAAGAAGGTGATCAAGTTAAGTTGATTCGTTTCGGTCAACAAGGAGTACAAGGCTCTCCTGAGAAAGAAGGAGAGTCTTCTTCATATCGTAAACGTAGAGAATCTTTTAAGGCTCGTCATGCTGCTAACATTAAGAAAGGTAAGATGTCTGCTGCGTACTGGTCTGACAGGGAAAAGTGGTGACTTAAATGGCTACATTCTTAGATTGTGTTAATGGTGTTTTACGTAGAGTAAGAGAGGTTGAAGCTGTTTCTGTCTCGGATAACGCTTACGTTAAACTTGTTGGTGAATTTGTTAACGAAGCTAAACGTGAAGTAGAGGATGCTTGGAACTGGTCTGTACTACGCACCACAAAGACAATCTCTACTGCTAACGGTACACAAAACTATGAGATTCCTGGTACAAATCCTAGATCTCGTCTTCTAAGTATTTATATTCCTTCTCTAAAAAGAGACTTAGTTCAGGCTACACAGTATCAGATGCACGAGTGGACTAATCTTCAGGGAACAACTACTGGAGATCCACAGTACTTCTCTGTTGGTAACAGTACAGCAGCTACAGGTGTATTAACAATTGATCTATGGCCTGTACCAACATCAGTACTGACTGTTAAAGTAGACTGTGTTGTTCCTCAAGCAGATTTGTCAGCAGGCACTGATGTTGTCTATGTACCGTCAGAGTTAGTTATTCAAGGTGCTTATCTACGTGCTATCAATGAACGTGGTGAAGACGGTGGTCGCTTAAGTGATCAACAAGCTGATCTTTATCGTAAAGCAGTAGCATCGTATATCTCTATTGAAGCAGAAAGATACGGTGATGAAACTACTTGGGAGTGGACCTAATGTCTGCTCCTTTACTACCAGTAAGTATTGTAGCTCCTGGCTTTGCCGGTCTTAATACTCAAGATGCCTCTGTATCCATCCCTAAAGAATTTGCTTTAATGGCAGACAATGCTGTTATTGATCAGTATGGTCGTATTGCTGCTAGAGCTGGTTGGGATAACGTCAATACCTCTGCTGGATACAATAACACAGAGCCAACACTATTACATGAAGTAGTTAAGAAAGCAGGTACAACAGAGATCATTAGCATTGGTAATAACCGTATCTATAGTGGTACAACAACCTTAACTGAGAAATATGATGGATCAGCTACTTGGACTGCACAGAACTGGAAAGCTGTTAGCTTCAATGATCACACCTACTTCTTTCAACGAGCACATAATCCGCTCTTATATGATCATGCCGCTAATACTTGGGGATTGGTTTCGGCGCATGGTGGCTATTCAGGAACAGTACAGCTCGGTAACGAAGTCTTAGCCGCTTATGGTCGTTTATGGGTAGCCGACACAACCACAGACAAAACAACCGTATGGTGGTCAGACACTTTGTCAGGTGTTAAATGGTCTGGTGGTGCTAGTGGCTCTGTAAGCATTGAAACTGTACTGACTAACGGTACTGACAGCATTGTAGCCTTAGCAGGCTTTAATGGCTACTTAGTTATCTTTTGTAAGAAAACAATCATCATCTATTCTGGTGCTGATGTAGATCCTGCTAATGATCTAAAGTTAGTTGAAGTCATTGATGGTGTTGGTTGCATCGCTAGAGACTCAGTACAGGATGTTGGAGCAGATCTGTTCTTCTTATCTGACACTGGTGTTCGTAGCCTTGGGCGTATCATCCAAGAGAAGTCACCACCATTGTTCGATGTATCAAGGAATGTCCGAAACGATCTAATCAACGATGTACAGATTAATAATGACAATGATCTTATTAAGTCAGTATACGATGAGAAGAATGCTTTCTATGTCTTAAGCCTACCTAATCGATTAATGTCTTATTGTTTTGATCTAAAGTCAAGACTTCAGGATGGTTCTTGTAAAACAACAACATGGACACTGTATCCTAAAGCCTTTGTATCAACTAGAGATAGAAAACTATACATCAGTAGAGCAGGATACATTGGTGAATATGGTGCTAGCTATTCAGACAATGGTACTTCTTTTAGGTTTATGTACTTCACAGCCTACTTAGATGCTACGAATGCTTCTATCATAAAGATACTTAAGAAGCTATCGATGCTTGTCGTTGGCGGCGCTAGCACTGACATCACACTAAAGTGGGGTGTTGATTACTCCACAGACTATTCTATAGCTAATTTAACAGCAATACCTAGTTCTACACAATCTGAGTACAACGTAGCTCAATACAACATCAACGAATACTTTAGCACTACTAAAGGTATCAACATACTTAAAGCACAATTAAGTAGGAATGGTAGAGTATTCCAAGTTGGTATACAGGCAGATATTGCCTCAGACTCGTTATCGATTCAACAAATCGACATATTCTTTAAGACAGGACGAACTGTTTAAGTAAGGTTAACTATGGCAACCACTTTTAATCTGTCACCTCAAGATAAGCAAAGTTTTATTGATACGCTTGTAACTAACATCAATAATCCAGAAGCTATTAGGAAAACTGCTGCTGCTTATGGAGCTACAGCACAAGACTTAGCTACTGTTACTGGATTACCTGTAGAGCAAGTACGGCAATACTTCTTGAATGCTGGCGTACCGATGGGTACATTGCTTACTGGTGATGTACAACGTACCATTGGTACAGAGCAAGGAAGGATCACTCAGCAGGAAAAAGCTGATGACTTTGTTGTTGAGAAAGCCATTGGTATGCAGGGTGATAAGATTGTTGTACAACAGTATGACGCTTATGGAACACCAACATCAACTAGGCTAGCTAGTCCTAACACACCAGAAGGTAAAGGATGGCTACAAGCATTAGGAATTGTTGGTGGTGCTATTGGACTAAGTAGTCTTCCTGAAATTAGTTCTTTGTTTGGTGGTGCTGAAGCTGCTACCGCTGCTGGTGCTGCAGAAGCTGCTGCCGCTGCCGGTGGTGCAACTATTCCAGAGGTTGCTGGAACATTAGCAAGCACTGCTGCACCTTCGTCACTTGCTGCAACTGCTTCAGGTTTACCAGCAGCGGCTGGTGCATTAACAGGGGCTGATTTAGCTATAGCTCTTGGTGAAGGAATGGTCCCACTAGCTTCTACAGCAGCTCAGGCAGGAGCTGTTGGATCTAATTTAGGTGCTTTAGGAGCTGGTTTAGGTTTAGGTAGTGTACTGCCAGCAGCGGCTGGTGGTTTACTAAGTAACATCCCTTCCTCTGTTCTTAATACAGCAGCAAGTACTGTAGCTAACGCATTAGGTGGTTCTTCCGCTGGTAACTTACTAGGTAATCTTATTGGATCTGGTGCTAACCTAGCTATGGTGCAGGATGCAGCAGATAAACTACGTGAACAAGGTAAGATTAGTCAACAAGAATACAATACGTTATCTACTAACCTATTCAACGTATATCGTGATGTTGGTCAAGGTGCTGGACAGGCATTAGGAAACATCGCTGAACGTGCTTCAAACATGGTTGGTCAGTTTACACCTTATGGTGTATCCACTAACTTAGTTAATACTCAAGTTAATCCTCAGACAGGACAACTAGAGAGTAATGTTAGTCCTGTAGCACAAATGCTGATGGCTCCTCTAGGTAGAGCAGCTATACAGTCTGCACAGGCTGCTGAAATGACTGATGTTGATCAGTTATCAAGAGATTACTACAACAAGTTAGCTGCATTGTCTGCCCCTGGTATCGAACAACAACGCCTAGCTACAGAGGCTAGAATGCGAGCACAAGGTAGGCTTGGTCTTCTTAGCAGTACGATTGATCCTGCTACAGGTAGGCCAATCACTACCTCAGCACCTGAATTACTTGCTCAGGAACAAGCTATAGCTAGACAACAACTTGAAAGAGAGTTACAATCTAGGCAGGCTGCTTTAGGAGAACGTGGTACGCTACTTAGCCAATCACAGCAAGCCTTTGCACCACTACAGCAGGTAAGTCAACAAGCACTACAGCAAGCACAGTTGTCTGGTCAACTAGGTCAGCTAGCACAGGCTGGTAGAACTGCTCAAACACAGGCTTATCTACAACCAGCAATGGCAGGTATTACACAACCATTGAGCTTGTTTGCTCAGGGATTACCACAGGTAGCTACAACACAAAGACTTGGTGTAGCATCTAATTTAGCTGCACAGCAACAAGCCTTAGATGCTCTTGCTGTAGGTAGGACTAACGTAGCTAATCAAGTATTAGGACAGAATGGTGCTAACTTAGGTAACTTACTAAGTAGTGGTATTAACTATTTCGCTAATCCTAACGCTGCTGGTAATGTTAACAGTATCGGTTTTGGTACTGGTATGGGATACGGTAATCAAGATATTGGGTTGTTTATCTAAGGAATCACAATGGCTCAAGAACAAATGACTAGTTTGTTTGGTCCAACACCACAGGATCTATTACGTCAACAGCAACAAGCTGACCAAGAGTTAGCAATGCGTCAAGCACAGTTGGGTCCTGGTCAAGGTTTGATGTATCAAGCTGCCAGTGCAGGACAACGAGCTGGTAGAAACATTGCTGGATTGTTCGGTGTTGAAGACCCTAGACTTAAAGAAGCATCTGCTATGCAGGAGCTGAAAACTGCTATCAATACTCAGTGGGATGGTACAGACCCTGTAGAAGCCTACAAGATCATGGCTAAAGAGGCTGCTAGGTTAGGGCTGACACAACAGTCTTTAGCAGCTGCTATGCAGGTTAAACAGGCTGAAGATGCGAAGACTAAGACAGGTTTAGAGACAAGGGTTAAAGAAGCACAGATTAATAAGTATGTTGCTGATAAAAAAGCATCAGAAGCTAGAGCAGAAGCAGCAGGTAAGCCAAAGACACCAGAGTTTGTTCAATTACAGAATGAACTCAGCACTCTTGAGACAAGGTTGCAAAGTGCTACTGATGAGGCAGAAGCAGACGCTCTACTTAAAAGAATAGACACACTAAAGAAAAAGATTGATAAAGAAAGTTCATTTGCACCTCCAGCACCTAAAGAACCTAAATCACTTCAAAAAGTTGGTGTTTCTACAACAGGTCAAATTGTTTACTTAGATCCTAATACAAGTAGGCAGGTAACTATCAACGCTGAAGGACAACAAATTCCATTTGCTGGTCAAATTAGAGAAGGTGTTGGTCCAAGTATAACTCTAAATACACCTCAAACAGCAGCTCTGGTTGCTCAGGGTCAATCAGCAACAAAACAAATTACTGACAGAGTATCCGCTATCGATAGCTCTCTTACATTGATTAATAAAGGAACTCCGTTCAGTGAGGCTGCTTTACGTCAAGAAATTAGTTCTATCTTTGGTGATGCTAACAAAGCGAAGACTGAGATTGAAGCATTAGCTAACACAGGATCTCTTGATCAACGTATTGCTAACAGAATCACACAGTTTATCAACGGTAAAGATACAAAGGTTACCAACGAAGACAGAAGAGCTGTGTTGTTAGCTCTTCGAGAAAAAGAAAAAGCGCAGTACGAGCGTAGGTTAGATCCATTTAGAAAAGCTATTTCAAAAGACTCTGGTGGAAGTGCTACAGATATTTTCCCTAGTTTTGATGCAGCCTTTGGCACAGCTCCTGGCGTTGCTTCTGGTAAGGGAAGGACGGGTAGAACAGCAAGTGGTACTACGTACGTTATTGAAGACTAAGGAATAAGAATGCCTACTTATACCATTAACGGTAGAACTGTAAGAACATCTCAACCACTAAGTGACGCTGAGATTGATGAGATTGCTGCTTCTATACCTACAACTGGTGGAGTAACCCCTAAAGAACTATCTAGAGTATTTCAGCGTAATCGTCCACAGGATACAGGAGCATCTACAACTGATTATCTAGCTGATGTAACTAAGAGAGCAGTGGCTAACGTTGTTCCACAGGTTATGAGAGCTGTTGGCGGTATGGAAGCTCCTATACAAATGCCTTCTACACAGCCTTCTCTAACGCAACAGATAGAACAGCAGGTTATTCAGCCTGTACAACAACGATCACAGCAAGCACTAGGTTATCAACAGATACCTCCACCAGATACTGGTAGTAGGCTGGTTGGTGCTGGTATTGAATCTTCATTAGATCCTTTAAGTATAGTTTCTGGTCCTGGCGGTATTGTTCGCAGAATACTAGGTGGTTTTGTTCCTGGGGTTACCGCTGATTTTGGTGGTCAAGTTGGTCAAAATGTAGCTGGTGATGAAGGACAAGTTATTGGTGCTTTAGTTGGTGGTATAAGTGGTGGTGTTGCTCAAGGAACTATACCAAGGACTGCAGCAATGGCTGGACAGGCTAAACCACTGATGCAACGTATGCGTGGTACTGTTCCTGAAGAAGAGGTTCTACGTCAAGCTGACAACACTGTAACTTCCATCTTTCAAGCAGCTGCACAGGCAGATCCTAAGTTTGCAGATGCTTTATCCAAGTCACAGCAGATCAGTGCTACGACAGGTGTTCAACTACCTGCATCAGCAATGCTGAATAACAACCCTGTACTAGGTGACTTGATTAGAAACTTATCAAGTAGAGACCCTGCCTTCCGTAACCTGTATGGTTCACAGTTTGAACAAGCAATGAATACCTTGTCAGGAAGAGCTACCAGATTGTTCGGTGATCCTACACAGGCTAATACAATACTACGTAATGCACTGGCTGATATTCCTTTAGATAAAGCACAGCAACGTAAATTAAGAGGTATTGATACTCAGATAGCTAAAGCATCCCAACTAGGTGTCGAAGATCAGCAGACCATAGGACAACGAGTAGCTAACTTAGTTGCAACTAAAGAAGAAGAAGCTAAAAAGTCTGTAGCTCCTTTATATAACAAAGCATTTGCTTTTGCTAATGAAAACAATATTAATCTTCCTGCTGCTGGTGTAGAGGATATTTATCAGTTTGTTACTGACACAAAAGTAGCTGATAAATTCTTTCCGTTCCAACGTATATGGAACGATGTATCAACTAAGTTTAAACCAACAGTAACACAACCAAGTGCTCTTGTTGATGAGTTCGGTCGTCCGTTATCTGAAGGTGGTGAGCAGGTCTTTAAAGCAGCAACGATTGAGGATCTAGATTCGCTTAAGAGAGAAATCAATCGTCAGCTTAGAATCACTAAAGATGACAATGCAGTACGTTTACTATCTGAACTGAAGACTAAGGTTGATGGTGTTATCAACACACTTCCTGAAGGTTTTGTAACACAGTATAGAGCTGCTGATGCTGCTTATCTAAACCGTGTTGGTTTACCTTTTGGTGAAGAAGCACTTAGGCAAGTAGATAGAGCTAAGTTTGATGAATCTATTGTGCCTGTACTAACAAAGAACAAGTCTGCTTTGTCTCAGTTTATGGACGTTACTGGAGAACAAGGAGCTGATTTAGCAATGAAGGCTTTCTTGTTTGACTTTGATAAAGCAGCTGTGAAGAACGGTATTATAGATGTTAACGCTGCTAGGAAGTGGTTAAAGTCTAACTCATCAGAATTAGCTCTATTGGGTGATAAAGCTGATGTTATCCGTAAAGCAGTTACTGATGTTACTGAACTGAATGCACAGAAGGTAAGAATCAACAATGCCTTCACAGAGGCTAGGAAAGGTAATCTACTTCAATTAGAAGGTAAGACTGCTCAGGACATCGTCAACAATCTGTACAGTAACCCAACTAATGTAGATCGTTTCTTACGTACTCATGGTAGTAACATCGATACCTTGAATGCTGTTAGATCTTTTATGTTAGATGATATTCTGTCAGCACAAAACCCTGTAGAGGCTCTAGCAGATCGAACACGTAAGGCTACTTACGATAAAGTCTTTGGACCTACTTACGCTAAGAATGTAGAGAATCTTGCTGAAGCTGCTCGTAGATTGTCAGTAAACACTGCTGATGTTAAGTTTAATGTTAAGGAAGTACCAACAACACCTATTGAGCAGTTAGTTGGCGTTCCTCCAGAAGAGATAATCTCTAAGTTAAGAAACCCAATAGCAAGTACTACATGGGCTGTGTCATCTATCTTGTCTAAGTTCTGGGCAAAGCAGACAGCAGCAGCTACTGATGAGAAGCTAAAGACTTTATTGTTAGATCCTAAAGCAACTAGGATATTGTCTGAGGCTCTAACACCTAAAGCTGATGGTACGTTGGATCTTACAGCGGCTAAGAAGCTAGTAGATTTAGGTAAGAAAGCAGGTATTGATTGGACTACGATGGTTATCGATGATGCTGCTAGGGGTGCTGCTAGAGCTATTCCAGCTGTCCAGGCTGGTATGCCGGAGGAGATGCAGTAATGTTCGAACTCATTGGTGCTCTTATCGGTGGTGTATTCAGGTTAGCCCCTGAAGTACTTAAGATCTTAGATCGTAAGTTTGAAAGAGAGCATGAGCTAAAGAAGTTAGACGTTGAAGTCTCTATTGCTAAGATGCAAGCAGAGTTTGCTCTACAGCAAGGACATCAGCGTCTACAAGAGCATGAATTAGACGCTATCGGTGAAGCATTCAAACAACAAGCAGAGTCTGATGGTAAGGCTTGGAAGTGGGTAGCATCGCTGTCAGCACTAGTTAGGCCAGCAGTGACCTACTGGTTTGTAGGTTTCTATTCTATCGTTAAAGCTACTGGTCTCTATCTAGCTTTCCTTCAGAATGGTTCATGGACATCAGTGCTTATGTCAGGATGGACAGACTTTGATGAAGGTATGCTGTCGTTGATCCTTACGTTTTGGTATGTTGGGCGCGTATGGGAATCAAAGAAGTAATCTCAATCGCTGAACCATTGATTAAGAGATTTGAAGGATGGAGAAGTAAACCTTATCTCTGTAGTGCTAACGTACCCACCATAGGTTGGGGGTCTACGATGTACGAGAATGGGGATAAGGTTACCTTAGATGATCCTGAGATCACAAAAGAAAGAGGACAGGAATTATTCGAACTTGATGCAGAGAGGTTTCTACTTCAAGTCTATAAAGCCTGTCCAGTGTTGACGAAACACGATAACAAAGCTGCTGCGATCCTTAGTTGGACTTATAATCTAGGACCAGCTAGGTTGAGATCATCCACGATGCGAACAAGGATAAACCAAGAGCGATGGGTGGAAGCTGTTCAAGAACTAAAGCGTTGGAATCTTGCAGCAGGTAAAGTAACCAGAGGCTTGATTCTTCGTCGTGAAGCTGAGGCATCACTCTTCCTTAGCCCATCCAACAACAAAACTGAAGATAGCAATATTAATAAAGACGAAGAACCCTTCGAGAAAAGCCTCGTCTCCGTCCTCGTCAGTTACGACAAAATCGTCAGAATAGCAGATACCCAACATAAACCCTGATAGAAACGACCAACCCCATATATTCGGCATAGTTTTCCTTAGTGACCGTTCGCCCTCCTTTGATGGAGGGCTTTTTTTTATCTAGATCTCACAGACTCCAGCAACACAGGCCAATTGCTGTGCGCCTTCGACGTTATCATCTACTTCCTTAAGATCATCCCAATTGATGTTCACAGGCATCTTAGCTAAGAGTTCATTGTACTCTTGTTCAGTACATGTCTCATAAGGAGCCTGTCGATACGTACCACCATCCATAGGCAAGAACGATACACCAGTACAGATATCAAAGTTCCTGTACACCCAAGCCCCTACAGTAGGCCAATCTTCTTCGTTAACTGAGATAGTCACTGAAGGCTTATGTTCGCACCAGTTAAGCTGATACACCTTCCATAGGTTTAAGTGTGCAATAGACGATACATCATCCCTAGTCACTGCTGAATCAGGAGCCTTCATAGGAAATGAGAACACGGTTGTACTGTCTGGTCTCATAACACAAGGCTCATTAGGGATACCCTGGCTGATCATAAACGCTGTGAGAGGATCTTTTTTATCCGATCGTACACGCCTGATGTAATACTGGGCATGCTGAGGATGAATGCCACTAGCAGTGCCACACAACTGAGACACAGTACCAGAAGGCTTGACGCAAGTGATAGCAGCAGAGACAGGAATACTAAGAGCATTTGCTGTAACTTCATTCGCAGTGACTGCTTCATGCTTAAGATCCTGTAGTCTTAATGGTAATTGATTATCATTAGGATCATTCAACAATGGATTGTCGTAGATACCTGTCAGCGACACACCCAATAGACGCTCTTCAGCAGTGTTCTTTTCCCAGATCTTACGCAGATAAGGGAAGTCAGTCATTGTGCTCTGCCAAGTGCCTAGAATCGATGCTACACGTACTTTATAGCGTAGATCCTCAATGGTATCTGTAGCTCTGACAATGACCTCAGTGAGGTTACAGAATTGGTATGGACGTAGGATGATCTCGCTACAGGGATTCGTACCAAAGTCATGATTAGGATCTCTACGACCATTGATGGCAGCTTGTTTCTGTGATGCTTCTCTGTTGAAGATACCACGCTCACCAGAATGACTCTCATAGACTGAGCACCATTCACGCATGAACTGACCCACTGAAGGCTTTGTATCATACACAGCAGAGTTGTTCGCTAAGCTACGTTGTCCTTGTTGTTCCCACCAAGCACCGGCTTTAGCGTGTGCCATACGATCATCACTTAGATCGCTTAAAGATATCATTGCAGATCGTCGCACACCACCCACAACAACAACCTCCCCGATCTTGCACAGAATATCATGGCATTCAATGGACGAGAGACGACGATTTTTGGCCGCTTGGAACTTCCTAATAACAAACTTGAATAGTTCAACGAGGGGTTCTGGACCAGAAGCTCTTCCTCCAAAGGTCTTAAGTCTTGCCCCAGCAGGTCTAACTTTGGAGACATCCCATTTTGCAATCTCTCCAGCATAGAGTAAAGCAATAAGTTGTCGTAGTGCTTTAGCCCAGCCTTCTTTGCTGTCGGATACCACGATAGTAGTTTTACTATCGAATAGCTGATCAGGGACTTCAGGTAATTGATTGACATACTTAGACTCTACAGAGAAACCGACACCAGTGCCACATAGAAGGATGTACATTGCCTCATCGAATGACTTAGGATCATCGATGGGAAGATACGAACAATTATATCCTGCAATGTTCTGACGCTCCAGTGCCTCACCAGCAGTCATCATACAGCGCATCGAAGGCATGACATCAAGGTTCAGGATAGCCTTGTGTACAGTCTTATAGATATGTTGAGGAATCTCATACTTATGCTTCTTCAGTAACTGCTTTTTCATAAAAGCCATGTAGCGATCTACAGTCTCACCCCAGTTCTCTCTACGTCCTTGTTCGTCAAGAAACCTACTGTAGCGGCTCTTGTGGATAAATGCTTGGTAGTTATTCAACTTCATTGATCTTCCTCTTTTGTATCGTCTAGTTCGTCAACTAAATCATCAAACATGGCTTCGATTCTGTCCTCAAACCTATCAACCAAGTCTTCTGCTGTTATGTTCAGTATCTCAAGTAGAGATATCTCATCTAGTCTTTTTAGTTTATCAAACAAGTCCAGAATCGTCAAAGCCATAGTTACTCCTTGTAATACTTTTTCTTTACGGTATCATAGTTATCAATCAAATACTCCAGGTAGTGCAATGCTTTCTGTAGATCTTCCTTACCGTTCTTACGGTGAAACCTTTGAATGTATTTAACTACATTAGCGGACCAAGGATCTAAAGACCAAGCACTAACGACATCCCAAGGTTGTAGTGTTGTCTGCTTATAGTGATCACCACCAACCTGTTTAGCTTGGTTTGAGTATTTCGGTAGCAAGTTTTTCTCCTCTACGTTGTTGTTGCCATCCACCACAGTCTTGACACTGGTATCGCTGGTACTTTCCCGTGGCAGTAGTGCTATACCCCCTCCGCTGTAGACTGTAGCTTCCACACCGTGTGCAGCTTGTGTAGTCGTTACATATACTGACGTTTGGGTGGGTTCGAATCCAGGGAAGAAATCGCTCATAGACCTTTTCCAGTAGGATAACATCCTGTTTGTTGTACTGCTCCATCACTGCCCAGGCTTCTTTATCTCTGTTCATACACTTAATCCAGAGTTCAAAGCCTTCATGCTTAGTCTTCTGTCCTAGTCCTAATGCTCTAGCAACATAGTCTAGCTTATTACTAGGAAACCTAAACTCCTTTCTAGCAGTCTTTAGTAAATCAATCTGATGATAAGGTGCTGGTGGAGACATCTCTGCCTCTAAGAACTCCTTGTTGAGTGTCGGTATATCAAACCTAGTACCGTTGTAGTGTATCACTGCATCACACTCATCAAGTAAACTATGGATCTTCTTTAGCATCGTCTTCTTACCGTTTAAGATGCTACTGAACATCACATGATCACCACCATACCACTTAGCTGCCCAACACAAAACACTACTGCTGTCTACGATCTGACTGATACTGATGTTTTGCTTAAACAAACCCCAGACATACGCAGTGTTAGGTGCTGATTCGATATCAAGTAGCAGGATTCTCATCAGCGTCTGAGTCTGTTTCGTAGTTTGTAGTATCATCGTGTCCGAAGATGTTAACGATCTTGTCAAACTGCTTAACGAATACTTTCTCTTTGACATCGTAACCGTAGTAAGCACCGATAGCTTCACAAGCTGTCTCTAACAACTTAGGCCAAGCAATACCACTATCAAAGGTAACATTGATATCAACCATGTGGTCTAATGGGAAACCATGATCAGCATGATACTGCTGTACTTCTTCGTTATCTACTGCCATTAGCGACACATGAAAACTAATTTTACTATCACTCATCTTCATCTCCATTCATTAGGGCATCCCAGGCATTAGGGAATACTTCAGAGCAGACTCGGCAGATGTTCTCTGCAACGATCCTTGTCTCTGCTTGGGCTTCCTTTGCTAACCTTAATTGACATACTCTAGCAAAGGCGTAAAGGCTCCCACTCCAATACCATTCAGTCATCATGGATTGGGGGAGAATCATCCTAGCTTGCTCAGGGCAAATACCTTCCTTAAGCATCAGCTCATACAATGTTACCATATAAGCAGTGTACTTGTCAACTGTTTCATTCCAGTCTGTGAAACTTTGTACAGGCTCTGATGAACTACCTTGCTTGACATTGGGTGCTTTACGTCTGAAATAAGTAGGCTGATAGAACTCTGGTGAGCTATCAACATAGCGTCTACTGACTTCATTCCAGGCTAACCCTACCGTATGCTTCATCAACTGCCTAGCTACGAATATAGGTGCTTTAACCCTGAACTGGATAAAGCAATGACTGAAGGGACTCCAATGGTTATGTTTAGCTAGATACTTAATCAGCTTGACATCTTTAGGATCTAACACAGGTAAAGGGAAGTAATGGTTACTTTGCTCTGTGTCAAACCAATCAGTAGCCTCTGACTCTTTATCGAAGCTAACACGAGCAGCATTGACAACTGTTAAGTCATCGCCCATGTGGTTTAGGTAATCAACCTTTATGTTTGCCATAGACTTTTCTCAATGTGGTTGCTAGTTTACTTTGCTCTACAGTCTTCTGTCGTTGCTGGATCTCATACAACTTAGCCTTTGATGCTAGCTCTATGAAGTGATCAAGATCAACAACAGCTAAAGGTGTAGATCTATTCTGCTTCAGAACCAGTAAAGGCTCTGTTTCTTTTCCTTCACAGTGCCGTATTGCTTGTTCGTAGTCGTTGAAGATAGCGATTCTTGCTCTGTTCTTGCATTCGATGCCGTAACGGAATCTCTCCAAAGCATTCGACGAGAGCCAGACATCCTCGCCTTGTGTACCCATTGGTGTGCTTTTGCAATCATGTTCGCTCAGGTTAAAGGTTTCTCTTAACTTCTCAACTACTAACTTTTGCAGTAGTCTTCCTTTGTTTTTTGCGCTTGAAGGCTTCAATATCAATCTCCGTCCATTGACTAATCCATGCTTTAGGAATGATCATCAATCCATTACACTCATCATCATGTATGGTGGCTGCAATGTGTACACAATCGTTGTTCTCAAATGTCATGAACCCTATTGCTTTACACTTTGCAGTATCACCAGTACCCTTCTTAGACCATCCTGAGCTGGCTACAGCATCAACCCATTCTAAATAAACTATTGTGTCGGTGGTTGCCATAGCTCATCTTCCTGTCGTCTAATCCATAACAATTGACCATTCTCTATTACACGTTCTTGATTGTTATCGTAAGCCTTCAGCACAGCTTCATACATCTTTAGCTCTGTCTCAGCTTCAGCAAGGATCTTATCTGCTTTCTTAGGACCGATACCACGTAAACCTTCGATGTTATCTACCTTGTCTCCAGTGAGGATTTGTCGGTAGAAGTTTTTAATAGCTTCTTTGTCGTCGATGTAATAACTCTCTTTCTTGACTGGGTTGTAGTGATAACCAGGAATCATGTCTAAGTCTTTGTCAATGGTAACGATTACCGATTTGTCTCGTAAGCTCGTGGCATGGATTCCAATAGCATCATCAGCCTCTTGTCCGTTGACCACTCTGAAGTCCCAAGCAGTATGCAGGTACTCACGAAGGCGAGGAAGATGAATGGGCCTAGCTGCATCTTTTCTGTTTCCTTTGTAGGGTTGTGTCTTAGCAATAGCATACCTAAAGTTATTAGATCCTGTTAGGTAGCCGACACAATCGTCAGAAGAGAGGTCTATAAAGACCAGCTCTTCCAACAACTCTGCCATAGTTTTGATGGCTACAGCCTCAGTCTCTTCATTGCAGGCAAAGCCTACTCTGTAGCAGAGAATGTCACCATCAATGATTGGCAGTTTAGAGGACATCTTCCGTTTCTTCCTGATCCTGTTGTGGATTGGAACTATAAGTAACTAGGTCAGTAATGACTAGCTTCTTCAGTGACGGTGAAACACCTTTCTTATTCTTAAAGGTCCAAGAGTAAGCACCTAAGACACACACAGCTTTAGTTCCATTACCAACATGTGCTAAGACCTCATCGCCATTCTTATCCAATGCCTTGATGGTATGGTTGCTCTTAGCTGTAATGAAGAAGCCTTTACCTTCTTTATTACGAACAGTGATACCCATATCCTCTAAAGCCCTTACAGCCTTCTCTGACAGGTTTGTCAGATCTACTTGATACTTACCAGACATGTCATTAGGCTTGTCCAGGAAAGGCCACATAAGGGTTGCTTCGATACGTACAGGTTTGATATCCATATTCTTCCTTAGTTTAACTTTGCTTTATCAATTGCCATCATTGCCATGATGTCTGCTTTTACACTATCCTCTGCTGACTGAGCAACAGAATACAGCAGCGTTACCATCACACCATTTGATACAAGTTTATCAGTACTTATATCCATCAGTATATCACCATCATCACTCCTTGTAAAGCGAACGGTAATAGTTAGTTCATCGATCTTCAATGGATCGGTAATCATCAGTGGGTTTCCTTCCAGTTATTACCTACTTTGTATTCCCCTGTCAGAGGACAACGTAACCCTAAGGTTACTCCAGCTTGCTCTATAGCGTCTACTGCAAGCTCACCAACCTTGTCGGCTAACTCAGAAGGACACTCTATCTGCCATTCATCATGGACGTTAGCAACAAACTTAGCAGGGATCTTAAGCCTCTTCAGTGAATCATGAAGATGGATAAGAGCCTGTTTCATACAGATCGCCCCAGCTCCTTGAAGAAGCGTATTAAGTGCTGCGTGTTCCGACCGTATCCATAGTCTACGACCATCCAATCCTGGCACAAACCCTTTCTCTGCATACTTTGCAACCTTCTCTTTAAGCATTTTGAGAGCTGGCGTATTCTTAAGGAACGAGGCAATAAGCCTCTTGCCAGCATCTGCGTTGCCTCCGACAATTGATCCGATCTTAGCTGGGCCAGCCCCGTATAGAAACGCGTAGATAAACGTCTTTGCTTGAGGTCTGGTTTGTAAACCAGCAGCGAGTTGGTTTTTGCTGTGGACATCCCCATTGATTACCTCCTTTGTATACTCTTCATCTTTCATGTAGTGAGCAAGCATTCTTAGTTCTAACCCTGAAGCATCACAGCCTACTAAGACATTACCAGCATCCACAGTCCACACTTGTCTGGATACATCACCATACTCTGCTGTCACTGCTGGAACCTGAGCCATGTTAGGGCTATGGTGTGTCATACGGCCTGTGACAGCACCGTTAGTGATAACCTTACCATGAACCCTACCATCGTCAGCAACGTGCTCTAGCCACGATGAAGCCTGTGCAATACGCTTTTGTATCAGTAGGTATTCAGCCATTGCCTTAGCCTCTGGATATGGTAGCTTAGACAGAATAACCTCATCAACCATAGGCTTACCTGTCTCAGTAAACTTCTCAGGCTTCCAGCCTAGCGATGTCAGTCTACGTCCTATCTGATCTCTAGAGCCAGGGTTAAATACTTCAACATGATCCTTTAGTTTCTTTCCTGTCTTTTCGCTAATCCTTTCTGTAATGATGGGTGGAAAGATTGATTGTAGATTCTCCTCTATGTTAGATAACTTAGATTGTAACTCGGACACAAAAGCAGTACATAAAGGTATGTCTAACTTAAAGCCATTACGCTCTTGCTGTGCAACAATGAACTGTACCTTATGTTCCAGTGCAATGCTTTGCGGTGAAAAGTCCTTCATATCTTCGCATAACTTGCGGTGAAGATCACCAGTGAGGTGTACATCCTGGATACAGTAGTCAATCATTTGCTGTGTCAGTGCTGTAAAGTCTTGGAAGTCAATCTTGTGGTTCCCCAGTCTTTTTCCCCACGCCTCTAGACTGTGTCCTCCTTCGATACTGGGATTCCATAGCCTCGACAGCACGAGCGTATCGCAAGCCTTCTTGAGTGGTATCGTAATGTTCCACAATCTCCGTAGGTGGTAACCGTCGAAGCTGATTAGATTGTGTCCGATCACTGTGTCGTAATCCTCTATAAGAGGCTTTAGTGTACTTGCTTGAGTATGACATACAACCTCACTCGTTGTCAGATCCTTTGTTACTACGCAAAAGATAACACTCTGCTTCATGTCTGTTTCGATGTCCAGAACTAAGCTCTTCATATTTGTGTACCAGCTTCTGATAGTCTTCTAAGAGTGTATCGTACTTCTTCTTTAAGTCTGAATGCTCTGCTATCAACTTATCCATTGCCCACATCGGATACCCTTTCCTGATAGTTTTCAACAGCAACCCTAGAGATCTCTTCAGCAAACCGCATCAGTGCATCAATATTGACGTACTCAACATTGTAGCCACTAATGAGCTTAGCATCCCATGCTGCTTGAACAACCTCATTCATACTCATGACTAAGAATCCCATTTAAACTCCTTATCTGCTTTGATACCAGCTTTGATAGCTTCTCTGATAGCCCATTGTATCAGTATCCTAGCCTCTTCATTAGTTAAGTCTAAGGTAATGGTAGCAGAACCATCTTCATGCTCTACAAGGTTGGTTACTTCAGCCACTATGGTCTCCTGTTAGCATCTTGAATAGCATACATGTAATCACTGAAGCTAGACATCTCTTTAGCAGTATCATTGAAAGCATTGATGACTTCGCCTAATGAGCTACCAGTACGAAGTTGTTCTAAAGCAAACTTCTTAGTTAGTTCCATCAGATCTTCATAAGTTTTCATCTTCGATGACCTCTGATAACCTTCCTGTTGTGTGGTTGTAGTAGACGCTACAGGCTGGACCTGTCGTGCCTGAGAAGCGGTTCTTGAGTACCCTAATCCTGGTGATATTGCGTTCACGTTCATCATCATGCTGTGCATTCCTTTCCATACCGATAACCATGTCAGACAATTGTGCAATGCTTCCAGAGCCTCTAAGCTGGCCTAGCGATGTTGCTGCTCCTTCTTCATGTCCTTTACCATCAGGTCTCTTAAGGTGGCTGACAATAAGTAAGGATATTCCAGTCTCTTGAACCAACATCCTTAGCTTTGTCATGATCTCATCTAAGGCTTTCCTCTCATCGCCAACATCACCAGCACTGACGATGATGCTAATATGATCCAACACCACAAAGCTACATCCCAATCCTTTTGACATGAATCTGACTCTTGATAAAATATTATCAATTGACGTACTACCAAAATGATCAAAAAGATAAACCCTGTTAGTGCCAAGAGTGTGCTCAAAGGCATCTCTAAACTCCTCATCTGTGTATGCTGTGTCTGGTAAATGTAAAGGTTTGTTAGCGTGTATCGACATCAAGCCTTTGGCAGTGCGAACAGTAGACTCCTCGAGGAACATCAAACCAATGTTGTCATCTGTCTTGCACAATATATGATACACGATCTCACGCAACACCTGTGATTTACCTAGACCAGATCCAGCAGTGAAGGTAACTAACTCACCCTTTCTAATTCCATAGGTTAGCTTGTTAAGACCATCAAAGGGATAGTTACATGAAGACTTAATAGCCGGTGTATTGATGTCTTCCCATAGCTTAGAGCCATTGACAATGCCATCAGGTACATAGGTCTCAGCAGCAAACCAATCTTGTATGTATTCCTTTATTGCTCCTTCTTTAAGGTAATCGTTAGCATCCTTGAATGGTGCTCTGTGCTTGACAACTTTAGCTTTAGCACCGAATAGGTCAGCTACCTGCGTAGCAGCTTTTTTGCCAGGTTCATCAGCATCAAAAGAGATAACAATGGTTTCAAAAGAATCAAGATATTCATAGTTAGCTTTACAGTCCTTTAGTGCTGCCTGTGCTCCATTACGGATAGATACTGAGGGATACTTCATACCATTCATTTGATAGACTGCAATGGCATCAAACTCACCTTCAGTGATGGTAATGCTCTTCCCTCCTTTAGCAAATAAGTGTTGTCCGAACAATGTATTAGCTTTGCTCCAATCTCCTTTGATAGTGCAATCAGTCTTCGTAGCTTCATGCCGTACCTTGTAGGCTGCTACCTTTCCATCAGCATCATGGTAGGGAAACACTACCTCATAGTCATCAGTAAGTACTACGTTGTAAGCCTTCAGTGCATCAGCACTAAGGTTTCTCACTGGTATCGAACGATATTGACCTTGAATCATAGGTACAACTTTAGGCTTACTTGTTGTGTTTTGTACGAAGTTATCAACATTTGTAGACAACTTCTTATTTGTACCGCAACTAAAGCAATGGCTCCATGTTTCTCCTTTGTCATTCTCTGACACTGACAAGGCATCAGAGCTACCGCAATCATCACAACCCTGGTGCGTGGCTAAGTATGTCATTGCTCACCCCTTGCTCGTATGGCTTCAGCACACATCGCTGCAAGACCTTTGGTGTAATACTTTTGAAAAACTTCTTGCCGTTCCTCACACACCTTCGCACACGCCTCACGCTCATGTGCCGCAATAAGCGAGGCAAAGTGCTCTAGATCCTTGTGGGTAAAAGCATAAAGACCGTACGGTGTTTTCGTCATCATCAAGAGGCTATACCAGGGTTTGCGTATACCATTTTGTATAGCTAGATCATATAGCCCGTTATTGTCAGTCATTACTTCACCTTTAAGTTAAAAGGATTATGCCAACAGATCCCAGTTGTATCCTTAGTGACATAACCACCTAAAGTGTAGATGATTTTCTTCTGTCTGTCACCATAGATGTAAATATCCCTATCAACAGTGTAGTTATCTACTAGCTTCTGCATCGCATTCAGCAGTGCATTCTTACCCTTAGCAGGAAATGCTGCCATCAGATCCTCTAAAGAGCATGTACCACCATTAGAGTTCATAAACAGCACATACGGTGAAGGCTTACGCTTCCTTGGTTGTATCTTCTTATTCATACGTTGAACCCCTTAGCATTCAAAGCCTTAGTTAACTGACGCATCATAAAGTAAAAACCATACTCCGAACATAAGCGAACAAATCCACTCAGTACGGCTTCAATCTTAACATCTTCATGGTAATCATCCAACTCTGCCTGTGTTGGCTCTGAAGGCTTCATAGCCTCTTCAGGTAAGAAATCATCATCAGGGTACATTGTATTATCCTTAGTGTAAAGTTTACTTGACAGGGGTGTACATGCTATTGCTATAACTATCCTATCTCTCTACTATATAGGCTATGTATACATAGTATATACATAGAATATTATTCTAAGTATAAGTATAGTACATAGTATACATAGCCTATATAGGTTTTAGGGTATCAGAGAAAACTAAAGTTGTCAATACTTAGTCCTCTGCCTTCTTACGTTCGCTAACAATCTCGTCATCGTCGTGCATCAGCGATACATTGCCAACAGCGCAGATTTCATCTCGGACAT